CGTTCTGATGGTTCAGCGTGACACGGTCGCCAGCCTGAATGCCTGCCGGCAGCGCTTCGCCGGTGATGGTGCCGGCCGGGACTGCCACTTTCTCGCCGTACAGCAGAATGGCCAGGTTGTCCGGCGAATGCTCATACCAGGTGGCGGTGACCGTGCCATCCTTGCCGGTACTGATGCGGCGCACGGGCGCACGTTGGCCGGTGTAGGACTCTTTGTGGGTGAATGAGTCCGTGGTGAGCGCAATTTGCAGCTCGCCCACATCGCCAATCCAGCGCAGCGATACCGCCTGGCCCTGCGCATTGCGACGGCCGAGGAACACCTTGCCCTGGCCGTAGTAGTAAGTTTCTGCGCTCATTGTTCCTGTTCCTCGGTCGGTGAGTCGGCGGAGCCGGTCTCGGTTTTGGTTTTGCGGTTCACGCCCGCTTTTTTCGCGCCGGCGTGCTCAATCAGCCACTGCGCCGTTGCGTCGTCTACTTCCATCTCAGTGCCGGCAGCAAGCGCCACGCCCTGATGGGTGTGCGGGCCGGTCAGTACAATTCGCCTGGTCATCGATAGCCTCCAATCGCGGCGGGAACCTCCACCTGAAACACCAGGGGGTAATAGCCATAGCCGGACTCGTACTGTGCCGGCAGGCTCTGATTGCTCCTGGCCAGCGGCCGGGTAACCCCTTCGAGCGGTGACCAACCGGTCAGGGCCTCGACGGTTTTCAACATCAGCGGGCCGGCTTCGCTGCTGATATCTGCGCCGAGGCCGCGACCGTCGGCGAAATACACGCAGATCACCACAGTCCAGAGCTGCGTCACGTACTGCAGCCGGCGCTGGCTTCCACCGGTGGCGGCCGTCGAGGTGTTGACGGTATCACCCAGGTACATCACATACGCCATCGGGCATACCGGGTTGTCATCGTTCATCTGAGACAGCCCGGCGACGCCGGTCACCTCGACAAAGTCGGGTATGGCATCACGCAGCCGGCCAATCAGCAGCGGCTCGCAAAAGAGATAGTCGGTTACCACAACCCATCCCTCCGGAACATGTTGCGCCCTGGCACAAACACCACGCTGTCGTCTGGCTCCAGCACCTCGCCGGCGTTGTCCAGCCCCAGCGATAGCCGGCCAGACGCCACTTTTTCGAGCTGGCGGATGCGCTGGTTGTAACGGGTGGTCACCGGTGAATCGTCCCTGGGGTTCTGATACAGGTAATAGCGGGTGATATCGCTGGCGATACGCCGCAGCGTGTCCGGCACGCTGGGGAGCGGCAGCAGGCCGCGCCCCTCCAGGTACATGTTGATTTCGGCGTCCGCATCCGCGATCGCCTTCTCCACCACGGCCGGGTCAATTTGCCCCGTTGCCGGGCGGGCGCGGTCGGAGATGCGGATGATTTCCTGCTCGCCGAAATCGTTCACCAGGTCAGCCTGCGTGCAGTACCCCATGATTACTCCTCAGCCGGAGCAATCCGCTTTATGCGCAAGAACGGATCTGCAGCCAGTGCTTTGAGCTGCTCAGCGCTAAACAGCGAGAAATCGTAGGGTTTTGGCTCGGCGGTGAACTCAACACCGGCACGGAAACGACGGCCACTCGGTGAGCGCACCACCTGGACGGTGAACCAATGGGGTTTTGTGTCCGTACTGACCTCTGGTTTTTTCACCGAAGAGCGGATTAAATCGAGCAGAATATTTTGACCCTCAGCGGTGTTGATAAGGCCAGATAACCCTGTATTGGCAGTATCAACAGTAATCTGAGCATCACCTGCAGCAGAACCCGCGCCGTTATCGGTGCCGTCACCTACAGCGGAACCCGCGCCGGTCTCGGTGTCGTCACCTGCAGCGGAACCTGCGCCGGCCTCGGTGCCATCGCCTGCAGCGGAACCCGTACCGTTTTCGGTGCCGTCGCCTGCAGCGGAACCTGCGCCGTTTTCGGTGCCGTCACCTGCAGCGGAGCCTGCGCCGTTCTCGGTGCCGTCACCTGCAGCGGAGCCTGCGCCGTTCTCGGTGCCGTCACCTGCAGCGGAACCCGTACCGTTTTCGGTGCCGTCGCCTGCAGCGGAACCTGCGCCGTTCTCAGTGCCGTCACCTGGCTTTTTTGTATCGTCCTTGACGTATTTTTCTTCCGCTTTCTTTTTGGTTGGGGTAGCCATAACAACATTCTCCCGCTACGCCCCGTAGGGCGTAGCGCTATCAGTGAGTGACGATCGGCTTAAATCAGCCAGGCCGTGTCCAGGATTTCGGACAGCTTGTAGTTCGGGTTGTCTTCGCCGCCGTTGATGGTGGCCACGCCAACAATCTTGCGCGCCGCTTCCGCCAGGGTCGGCGGCACAACGAGCAGATCGCCTTTGATGTTCAGCGGGCGACCGCCATCAGCCACCATGTTGCGCAGCAGCGTATAGGCTTCCTGGTAGTTCTCCGCCGTCAACGGCTTAGTGGACTTGACGCAGAACTGCCAGAAACCGAAGCCCACGGCCGACCGAGCACGCACGCCATACAGGAACTCATCGTTCATGAAGACATGATCGCTGGTGTCGTCACTGGTTTTGGCCTTGAGGTCGGGCTTGATGCGCTCCTGGAAAATCAGCGGCTTCAATGCGCGCTTGGTACACATCAGATACCACGGGGCCGGACTGGCCGGGTCGGTGCCTGCCGGTTTCAGCAGGTTGCTGACCGGGGTGATCGTGCCGGTGCCGTCCACGTTCGCCGCAACGGGGTGCTCGGTATCAAAGAAGTTTTGGCCGTCGTAACAGAGCGAGGTCTCACCGGCCTTGAGCAGCGCAAAGATATGCTCATCCGGGTAAACCCCTGCTGACCGGCCGGCTTCGGTCATCACAGGCAGATAGACGCCAACGCTGTCATCTTCAATCGCCGTGCGAGGCACACCCACGGTGGCTTCATACAGCTTGTTGGTGATGCCGTAACCGTCGGTTTTCATGTCCTTGATGATGCGAGCGCCGACCCATTCACGCATTTGCGGGAATTGACCTAACCAGGCGTAAATGTTGGTTGCCGTGGTCGATTTGATGACCGTGGCGATTTTGGTGTAGTCAGAATCGGCGACTTTCAGGCCGTCCTGGAATGCCTTGTTAAAGCTGACAAAAAGCGATTTCACCAGCGCAGGAGTGACGATAGCCATTATTGCATTTCCTTCTTGGCGGCGGCGTATTCAGCCGGGGTGAGGCCAGTCAACGCAGCAACTTCAAGCTCAGTTGCGGTTAACCCGTGAGTTTCGCCGGCAGGCGGTTTACCACCAGACTGTTGAGTGGTCAGTGCCGCGATCGGCGCAGCCGCATTGATGTAGTTGCGCAGAGCGGCAATGTCTTTCTTGCCCATATCGCGCGCCCATTCTTCCATGGTCGGCAGCAGCTTCCCGGAGGACAGCGCCTCGGTGATCAAGCCGTCCAGGTCGCCGCCATCAACGCGCGCGGTCAGCGCGGCTAACTGGGTGGTCAGGTCGTTGACCACTGCGATCGGCACATACTTGGTCGGATCAACAGTGGTGCCTTTGTTGGCGGTGGCGGCGACCGTCAGCGCGGCGATTTTGTCGTCCTTGCCTTTGACCGACGCCGACAGGGCGGTAAACATCGCCAACAACTTACTGAGGCTTGCGGCGGCCGCATCACCTTCATTTTCTTTCGGCATATCGCCGGCCGCCTGCTGCAGCGCGGCCAGGATATCGGCCTCGGTTGCATCATCGGCAAGGCCAAGCAGCTTGCGCAGCAGCTTTAACAGCTCTTCGTTCATGGTCTTCTCCGGGGAGGGTTGAGTTGATGCCTGCACGATGAGACGAGAGGCGGCCGCCAGGACAACTTGGTTCATGCCGTCCAGGGCGGGGTTGTTGGTGAGCGCTGCATTCAACACCTGCAGCACCGCACCGGTTTTCTTGTCGTAGGCAAAGACGGGGCTGATATAGCGATACTCACCGCCGGCAATCATTTTGCGGGCGGCTTCCGTCCATTCGACGTTCTGGGCGAACATGCCCGCATCCGTCCAGACGGTATCGGTGCCTTTCCACCAACCGGCAGCGGGTGCCGGTTGACCGTTGCTTTCAGTCCGCAGGGTCTGGTGTTCGTAGTCGATGACGATTTTATTTTGGCGTGACGACAGGTGCTCGATGACCTGGCGCGCCAGGCTCTCGTTGAGTACCCAGTTGGCACATTCTGCGGGGCGGCCATCATTTGCGCGGAACTCGCCGGCCGGGAACAACTGGATCGTGTTTCCGGTCAGGTTCAGCTCAAAGGCCAGGGATGCGACAGCAACGTTTCGTTTCATGCTGCCAATGTAACGGGATGGGAAAAACGGATTCAGGGGACGGGGTTCGTCACACTGTTTTTGAAGGGGAAAAGCGGTCTAAGCATCATACACCAATGCAACCCTTTTTAGACCCCTTTTAAAAACCTTCTGGCGCTGTTAGGGAATTTTTTGCGAGCCGTTGCACCTCAATCAGTGAACGGCCCGCAAAAAGCCGCTGAGGCGTTTTTAGCGGGACTTCATAAAGGCATCATTCAGCACGCCCATCACCGCTTCAAAGGCCGGCTTGTTGAGCTGCTGATTATCGGTCACCGGCAGGAACGGACGCGGACGGATCACGATGCTGTAATTGACGGCGCGCGCGACGGCTTGCTTGTGGCTGCGCCTGGCGAACGTCGCCAGGTTGCCGCGCTTCATCAGATTACCCTGGCGGTCAGTGCGCAGCCGCACCTGGCCCTGGCGTTTGATGGTGCCGCCCAGGTGCTGAATGGCGGCGTAGACCAGGTTAGAGCCAATCTGCGCAAAGTCGTCACCGGAGGCCGGCGTGACCGATGCCGCCAGGCGGCCGGTCACCTGCAGGATTTTCCCCGGCCAGTGGCCGGCGCGGGAACGTGAGCGGATTGTGCTGGGCTTGAGTGAGGGCCAGCTGTTGGCCGGAAAACCCTGCTGCTCGAACATTGCCATGCTTTGAGCATGGAGCGTTTCGGCAATCTGCAGCATCAGCGGCCGGGGCTTATCGACCACCTGCAGCAGCTGCTGCAGACGTTGGCTTACCGCTTTGTCATCGACGGTGACTTTGATATTGGCCATCAGCGTGCATCCTTCAAGACCGTGCCACGGCGGATTGTGGCATCGAGGGTTGACGCCTTCACAGGCGCAAAGGTGTTGACCACCAGACCCACGTCCAGCGTCGCCAGCCACCATTGCCCCTCATCGAGCTGGCGGAACAGGTGCAACAGCTCGCCGGCACGCACCGCGACGGTGGATGACTCGATAACCGTCTGCACGCTGGCCCATTGCTGCTGAGTCGGCAACGTGCCAGCACCGGCCTGGGCGGCAAGCTTGTGCTCCGCCAGCCAGGCGGTACGGCCGGCGGTGCCCAGCGTCACCATCTCGCCGGCATCCAGCACGCCGGCGGCCAGTATCTCGCCGGTGCGGTTGCCCTGGGCGACATCGCTCAGCATGTGAGTCAACTCCGGGCCGGCCAATCCCGCGCTGACATAGGGGCGCGACAACTCCACATCGTACTTGTCCAGGTTGGCTTTCCACACCTCTTTGCCGGGGTTGATATCAAAGCCCACGTCCGGGAAGAAAGTCACCGCCTGGCCGTCCGGGCCACTGAACCGCACGCCATTCACCGGGGTGAAGGTTGGGCGCCCGTTCTCGTCCTCGCCGGTCATCACCTGCTGGACAACTTCACTGTCGGTGCGCGAAATCACATAACCCCATTGCTTCACTTCTCGCTCAGTCAGCGCTTCAACGCGGCAGCGGCATTTAAAGCCGTTCGGCGGGAATATAAATTTCCAAATCGGATCGAGGTAATGGAAGACGCGGTTATGCAGCCGGGCATGGCTGGGACGGGTCTTCGCATCCATCACCGCCACATACCGCCAATAGGGGCGGTATTCGGCGTTGGCCAGCATGGACTCATGGCGCGCCGACATGTAGGCCGCCTGGGTGTTGGTGCGGTAGATGGTATTGAGCCGGGCCGGGTTGCCGAGCTGGCGCGTGGTGATTTCGCCGGTATCGGTGTCG